AGCTTCAGGTGCAACTAACCCTGCTGATTATATGGCATCTGCCACTGTTAGACATCTGGGAAGACAGGCATCTAACATCGGTTATGGTGATGAAAATTCCAAAGGAACTGGTCTTGAGACTATTGCAGTTTACCAGTTTGCAGATATTTTCCCAACTAATATCTCTGCAATCGATCTCTCTTATGACACCACCGATACCATTGAAGAGTTCACAGTAGAATTTACAGTTAACTACTGGTATCCCGCGTCTAAGGACGGAGAAAAAGGTAATAACGCCTGATATTTGACCATCTAAATAGTCTAAGGAAACTTAGATTTATATAATCATGTCCAAGTTATTTGGGTTCTCTATTGAGGACACCGAACCACTATCTCCAGGTGCTGTCAGTCCTGTTCCTCCTAACAATGAGGACGGGTCTGACCACTACATGAGTAGTGGTTTTTTTGGTTCTTATGTTGACATTGAAGGTGTATATCGCACCGAGTTTGATCTAATCAAAAGATATCGTGAAATGGCACTTCATCCTGAAGCGGATAGTGCCATTGAAGATATTGTAAACGAAGCAATCGTTTCTGATTCTAACGATAGTCCTGTAGAAATTGAACTTTCAAATCTGAATGCTAGTGATGGTATCAAAACTAAAATTCGTAAAGAGTTTAAGTATATCCTAGATTTATTAGATTTTGATAAAAAGGCACATGAAATTTACCGTAACTGGTATATTGATGGTCGTATCTATTATCATAAGATTATTGATCTAAAGAATCCTCAAGAAGGTATTCAAGAACTTCGTTATATTGACGCAATGAAAATGCGTTATGTAAGACAACAGAAGAAAAAGATGAATGATGCTTCTGCTGTTGTAAGACTGCAGAGCAAAAATCCTATGGATTATGACTTTCCAGAAATCGAAGAATACTTCATCTATAATCCAAAGTCTACTTATCCTACTGGCAATCCAATGCAAACGGGTGCAAGTCAAGGAATTAAAATTGCAAGAGACGCAATTACCTATTGCACATCTGGTTTAGTAGATAGAAACAAGGGATCAACACTCTCTTATCTTCATAAAGCAATTAAGTCTATCAATCAACTTCGTATGATTGAAGATTCTCTGGTCATCTATCGTTTATCTAGAGCACCAGAACGTAGAATTTTCTACATTGATGTTGGTAATCTGCCTAAGCAAAAGGCAGAACAATACCTCCGTGATGTCATGATGCGTTATCGCAACAAACTTGTATACGATGCAAACACAGGAGAGATTCGTGATGACAAAAAATACATGGCAATGCTTGAGGATTTCTGGCTTCCTAGACGAGAGGGAGGACGTGGTACTGAAATTTCTACTCTTCCTGGAGGTCAAAACCTTGGTGAAATCACGGACATTGAGTATTTTAAGAAAAAGTTATACAGATCACTCAACGTCCCCCCGTCTAGAATGGATGGCGAAGGCGGATTTAATCTCGGAAGATCCTCCGAAATCCTCAGAGACGAACTGAAGTTTACAAAGTTTGTTGCACGTTTAAGAAAGAGATTCTCCAACATGTTTAATGACATGCTGAAGACTCAACTTATTCTTAAGAATATCATCACTCCTGAAGATTGGGAGACGATGAGTGAGCATATTCAGTATGACTTCCTCTATGATAATCACTTCTCTGAACTGAAAGAGGCAGAACTCATGAATGAGAGACTATCTCTGGCAGCAACAGCAGAAGCTTATATTGGTAAGTATTATTCTCAGGATTATGTTCGCCGTAAGATTTTACGTCAGACTGATGTAGAAATTCTTGAGCAAGATGCGCTGATTAAAAAAGAGATTAAAGATGGTGTTATTCCTGATCCTACAACTATCGATCCTGCAACAGGACAACCTTTAGATAGTGCAGCAGGTATGGATTTAGGTGCTCCAGTCATGGAACCTGAAATGGATGGATCTGCCACTGAAGCACCAGAACTGCCTAAGGGCGGTGAAATATAAATATATCTAGTTGTTTACTATAAAATTACTAATGGATGACCTTTTAGATATGATGATCTCTGACGAGTCACCATCTCAGATTAGTGATACCATCAAAGATTTACTGTATGCCAAAGCAGGCGAAAAAGTTGACGCTTTCCGTCCTGTGATTGCAAATGGTATGTTTGCTGGTGAGGATCCTATCGAAGTTGAAGATGAAGTTGATGATGAGGAACTTGATACCAGTGATGGTGTCTAATTATAAATAAATTATACTGAAAGTTAGGAAAGATGAAAGTCTTAGGAGATGCCACTGTGTTGGCGGCAAGTACAACCAAATTTAAAACCTCAACTGCGGTTTATATTGGCAATACTGACAACGCAAATGATTATGATGTCACTGTTCGTAATACTGATGATGATGCAGACCTGGGATCTATAACAGTTCCCGCCGCAGGTTCTATCGTTATCCACCTAGATATCGGTCAGGGTCTGAGAGGTAATGCTGCGTTGAAGGGAACCAAAGTTAACGTAGACGCTCGCACTTAATTTCAAGTAAAATAATCTACTAGTCAAATGAAACTCATTAGAGAAGAAATCGAATCCGTTGAGTTTCTTGTCGAACAAAAGAACGGCAAGAAATCAATGTATATTGAGGGAGTATTCCTCCAGGGTAACATCAAGAACCGTAATGGTCGTATGTATCCTATGGAAACTCTCCGCCGTGAGGTTGGTCGTTACAACGAAAATCATGTTCAGGCAGGTAGAGCACTTGGCGAACTTGGCCACCCTGACGGTCCTACCGTTAATCTTGATAGAGTTTCCCACAAGATTGTTTCTCTGAGAGAGTCTGGTTCTAACTTCATTGGTAAAGCGAAACTGCTTAACACACCAATGGGTAAGATTGCATCTTCTTTGATTGAAGAGGGTGTAAAACTTGGTGTTTCTTCTCGCGGCATTGGATCCTTAAAAATGACCCGTGAGGGTGTCAATGTTGTCGGTGACGACTTTATGCTGGCAACTGCCGCTGATATTGTTGCTGATCCCTCTGCTCCTGATGCTTTCGTTGAAGGCATTATGGAAGGTAAGGATTGGGTATGGGATGGTGGCATTCTTCGTGAGAAGTTTGCTGAAAAAACCTACAAGACAATCAATACTCTTGTAGACCAAAAACAATTAGACGAGCATAAGTTAGACTTGTTCAATGACTTCTTATCTAATCTTTAATTTTATAAATAAATATAGTTTTAAATAACGGAAAAACGGAGAGTTCAAATGTCTCGTGGTAAAAAATTACAAGAAATGGAAGTAAAGACACAGCAATCCCGCACCGCTGTTAATGCTGGAGCACAACCTGCTGATCCTATGCCTAAAATGGCAGATCCAGGAACCCAGTTAGCAGGTGTAGAGGATCTTGGTGGTCCTACCCCAGAAAACTACAAGCCTGATGATGATTCTGCTAAGCTCAAAGAACCAGGCGGAACCCTCAAGCAGGTTAAAGATGTTGTAAATAAAGGTGCAGGAAAAGCAGATCCTATGCCCACCATGAAGAAAGAGGAAGAGGAACTCTCCTCGGAAGACACCATTGAAGAGGAAGAGGCAACTACCGATGAAGTAGTCGCTGAAGAAGAAACCATTGCTGAGTATGATGTCGAAGAAGACGTTAATGCTCTCCTCGGTGGCGAAGAACTCTCCGAAGAATTCAAAGAAAAGGCAAAGACCATCTTTGAAGCAGCAATCAATGCAAAAGTTGCTGGTATTAAAGAAGAACTGGAAGCACAGTATGCTGCCACACTTTCAGAAGAAATCGAAGCAGCAAAAGAATCTCTCGCTGAGCGTGTAGATTCTTATCTTGAGTATGTCTCTGACGAGTGGTTTGAAGAAAACGCACTCGCCATTGAGGCAGGTCTCAAGACCGAAATGACCGAATCGTTCCTCTCTGGAATGAAGGGTCTTTTTGAAGAACATTATGTATCAATCCCTGAAGATAAATATGATGTACTTGAGAGTATGGTAGAAAAACTTGATGATATGGAGACAAAACTCAACGAGCAAATCGAGAAGAACATCAACCTGAATGGTCGCCTCGCAGAGGCAACTGCAGGTGGTATTCTCGATCAAGTATCCGAAGGTCTTGCACAGACTCAGAAGGAGAAGCTCGCCTCACTTTCCGAAAGTGTAGAGTTTGAGAGTGAAGATCAATATCGTGATAAATTGGAAACCCTCAAAGAGTCGTATTTCACCTCTAAGAAAGAGACTTCCAATGCTAAATCCGAAACCCTCTCTGAGGGTGTAGATCAGTCGGGAACTGAGTCTTACTCTAATTCCATGGCTGCATATCTCAGAACCCTGGGTTCTTTCGGTAAGCAAAACTGAATTCAACATTAAATCAAACCGTAAACATTACCTTTTAAGCAAATGTTCCAATCCGAACAGTTGCAGGAAAAGTGGGCACCCCTTCTGAATGCTGAAGGATGCGACGCGATCAAGGATCAACATCGTAGAGCTGTCACCGCTGTCCTGCTCGAAAACCAAGAAAAATTCATGCGTGAGCAGTCTGCCTTCAATGAAGGTGGTATGCTGACCGAACAACCAACCAACCAAGTAGGTAACGGTGGATTCACCGGTTCCGCTGCTGCTGCAGGTCCTACTGCTGGTTTCGACCCCGTTCTGATCTCTCTGATCAGACGCTCCATGCCTAACCTGGTCGCTTATGACCTGGCTGGCGTTCAACCAATGAGCGGACCTACTGGACTCATCTTCGCGATGCGCTCCCGTAAGACCGATCAGTCTGGAACCGAGACCTTCTTCGATGAAGTCGATTCCGCATTCTCCGGACAACCCTCTGGTCTCGATGATGCCAACGGTTTCTCCGATGCTGCTGCTGGTCTGGGTACTACTTCTCAGTCTGGCACCAACCCTTCCGTCCTGAACCCAACTGGTTCTGCAACTTCGACCGCATACAACGTCGGTCAGGGTATGCGTACCGACTCTGCTGAGGCACTTGACACTGGTGCTAACGCATTCAACCAGATGGCATTCTCGATCGAGAAGGTCACTGTAACCGCTAAATCCAGAGCACTCAAAGCTGAGTACTCCTTGGAACTGGCACAAGACCTTAAGGCAATCCACGGTCTTAACGCTGAAGCAGAACTTGCTAACATCCTCTCTACTGAAATCCTCGCGGAAATCAACAGAGAAGTCATCAGAACCATCTATAAGGTTGCTGAGCAAGGTGCTGCTGCTAACGTTGCTACCGCTGGTGAGTTTGACCTCGACATCGACTCTAACGGACGTTGGTCGGTTGAGAAGTTCAAGGGTCTTCTGTTCCAAATCGAGAGAGATGCAAACCGCATCGCCCAAAGAACTCGTAGAGGAAAGGGCAACATCATCATGTGCTCTGCAGACGTTGCTTCTGCACTGACCATGGCTGGTGTGCTCGACTATACCCCTGCACTCAACGCTAACCTTAACGTTGATGACACTGGTAACACCTTCGCTGGTGTTCTGCAAGGTAAGTATCGCGTATACATCGATCCTTATTCTGCAAACTCTGCTGCTAACCAGTACTACGTTGTTGGTTATAAGGGCACTTCCCCTTATGACGCAGGTCTGTTCTATTGCCCTTATGTTCCCCTCCAGATGGTTCGTGCCGTTGGAGAGAACTCCTTCCAGCCCAAGATTGGCTTCAAGACCCGTTATGGTCTGGTCGCTAACCCATTCGCAGAAGGAACCACCCAGGGTCTCGGCGCTCTTAAGGTCAACAGCAACCGTTACTATCAGCGCGTTACTGTCAAGAACCTCATGTGATCCATATTCACATTGTTACAAGACCTCCTTCGGGGGGTCTTTTTTATTGGGTTGACATAAAAATAAATATAATATACTATATTAAAGTATTATTTCTTTTTAATAATGAATATACAAGCTTTTAGAAATTCTGGGTATACCTATGGTGATCTTACTGGACAAACGATAGAAGAACTGCAAGAATTATCAAAAAAAGTTATAGATTCCAAAGAGTATTATCATGGAAGATCTGTAGTTAATATTGAAGAACAGTATAAAGTGAATCTTGAGGATATTCCTCCATCTTATGCTGAGTTTATCTCTTCAACTTTTCAAGGATATGAAGATGATTTTAGTTATCTTCTAACACAATATCCCCAATTTATTGTTGGTAATAATTGTGAAGGATCTTCACCTAGTCTTACTTTTATTGATAATTTTAGATTGGTTTGTCAAAAGAGTGGAGAGTATCATGCACCCATAAGACATGAAGGAACTCATAGTTTTATCACTTTTCTAGAAGTTCCATATGATTTTGATGAAGAGATAGAACATAATTCATATAAAAGAAAATTAGGAATAGAAGAATTAGCAACTAAACAATCTGTCTATCCACCGTTTAGTACAGACACACCTGGATCTCTTTCATTTATGTACACTTATAATGGTGGAATTAGTACAGAATCAATTACAATTGATCCTTATAGTGAAGGAAAGACTTTTCTGTTCCCTTCTTCTACAATTT